TAATAAATGTTGGAAGAATGTTGGAAAATTCTATTATTCAATTATCCTCGACTCACACAAACCCTTACTACTTCTTAGGTTCATCCTCGTCCATCTTAAGAACAGCCATGAATGCCTCTTGTGATAACGGCATTTTCAGCGTACTTCTCCTCTATTCTTAAAACTTCTAAAAGCTTCTTATATCAATCTTTCATTAGAAATAATTTCCGTTTATAACTTCTAGTAAACTCTATTAACTTCTACGGTTTTCTGCTTTATGTGGGAAGAATGTCGGAAAATTATTTGTTCCCCTTGACTGATAAGAACGTTTGTTCTTATAATAAGAACAACAAAACAAACGGAGTGATTGCTATGATAAACAACCCAACTGGAATAGTAGATAAGATTAAATTAGTTACTTCCTACCCTGATATGTTAGTAAGATTTACTTTAGTTGTTGGTGATAATACAATCAATTGTATTTGCGGTGATACTTCTATATGTAACTCGTTACTGTTCTTAGAAGATGGTAAAACTGAGGTTGCGTTGTTTGGTATTTACAATAGTAGAAAACAATTAGTCGTTAAGAAGATGTTTATCAAGAACCCTACTTCGTTTGAAAGAGTATTTGCGATGGGTGGTGCTGTTTAACATGTTTTCAAATGACCAATATTTCAACTATGATGATGAACCTAAAAATGACTACTTATGTATTGATATGAAGTCTTTTTATGCTTCAGTTGAATGCGTGGAGCGAGGTTTGCACCCTCTTAAAACATTGTTAGTTGTAATGAGTGGTGGAGATTCTCCTGGGGGGTTAGCTTTGGCAGCATCCCCTCTTGCAAAAAAAGAGTTGGGTATCACTAATGTAACTAGAAATTTTGAAATACCTAACCACCCTAAATTAATTAAAGCTCCTCCAAGAATGAATCTTTATATAAAAGTAAATATGAAAATAAATGATATTTTAAGACGGTATGTTGGTGATGAAGATATCTTAGTTTATTCTATTGATGAAACATTCGTTAGAATTGAAGCATCAAAGCGATTGTTTCAAATGAATGCTTACGAATTTGCACAACAATTTATGAGAGAAATTTACCACGAAACAGGCCTGTTCTGCACTATCGGAATAGGTGATAATATGCTCTTAAGTAAGTTGGCTTTAGACAATGGAGCAAAGCATAACCGTGACATGATTGCTACATGGCGTTACAAAGATGTACCCAATACCGTTTGGAAAATACCAAACATGACTGACTTTTGGGGGATTAATAAAAGAACTCAAAAAACTTTAAATAATAAAGGGATTTATTCAATTTACGATCTAGCTCATTATGACTTCTTCCAATTAAAAGACTCCTTAGGGATTGTTGGCGCTCAATTGGTAGCTCACGCATGGGGAATCGATAGAACTGATATATCTGACAGGTATAAACCTAAATCAAAAAGCATTGGAAACAGTCAAGTTTTAATGAAAGACTACACGAATGTCAATGAGACGAAAATAGTATTAAGAGAAATAGCTGAACAAGTTGCTACAAGACTGAGAAAACAACATTATAAAACGTCTTGTATTCATGTGGCTGTTGGTTATTCTAGACTTGAGAATGAAAAAGGATTTTCAAGGCAGATGTCAGTACCTAAAACTAACTCATCAAAAGAGATAGTTAATTATTGTATGACTCTCTTTGATAAGTTCTATAATGGATCCACCGTGAGAAATCTTTCTGTTAATTGTTCTAAGTTAGAATCAACTGATGTTCTGCAACTTAATTTATTTGAAAAACCTGATGAGACTATTAACAATGAAACACTTGATAATTCTATAGATACAATTAGAAATAGATTTGGTTTCGGTTCGATTGTTCATGCTAGTAGTTTATTAGATGGTGCAACAGCAATAAATAGAAGTAATTTAGTTGGTGGGCACGCTGGAGGAATGGATGGTTTAAGTAATGGATTGGGATAAATTGTACTGGAATGAGTTCTATAATCTAGTTGAGAAATTTGAAAACGAAGAAATAAGTCACGATGACTTTATAAGTGAATTAAATGATTATGAAGAACATGCTGTTGATGCGGTTGGTGAAGATACTTTTAATTACTGGCTGAATATTAATTCAGATTACATTGCTTTGAAGAAATTCAATAGGAATAAAAATCAAATATTTTTATTTTAATTATATGTCATCCTGTATACTGTAGTTATAGTAATTCTATTTTTTAAGGAGTGATTTTTATGTCTGATTTTATTAGCGATTGGATTAATGTTTCAATAGGTGGTCATGGCCGTGAGGATTTAAATTCTAGTGATAAGTTTTGATTGAATGCTTATAAAGTTCTTTTAGATGAGAAAAACGATGAGTTTATTTTCTCTGGTGATTTATTATATAGAGTTCATAATAGTGGAGGACCAAAACCAAATTACAACGACTACTCTGATTATGGTTCTTATCAAGATGAATACTACAATAAAGCTTCTAATTTTTGGAAGAAGTGTAACGATGTAGATTTAATTGAATTTGATAATCATTGGGTTTCATTTACAGATTCTATTGATGTGATAAATTCTGGTTATTTCGCAACTAAAGGTTTAAGAGGGTTTGTCATTATAATCAAACCTAAGAAAGCTATAAATATTCACCCCTTGAAAACGTTGGGATTTGATGAACGCGAAGTTGTTGCGCCTATGGATAAAACAACTCTAGTTGAGATATTACCTTTCAATGAGTTTATAAAAAAATATAAAAAATAACCCTAGCTAGAAATTTTAACTAGGGTTTCTTCACGCTTTCTTTTAAAACAGGAATTACTTTTAAGATACGATGAATTATCCTTTTTCTACTTTTCCATCTTTTAGCATTCTCATTTGAATGGCTTCAATCCGTTTACCACTTGTTCCAGCAACTTCTCCTTGATTCTTCCAATCAGACCAGCCAACATCAGCTGAATGAACACGATATTGTAATGTTCTACCAGTGTTTCTAACATCTAAGCCTAAGTCAAACCTAACAACAGAAAGAGCTAATGCTTTTCCAGTTGTACCAGTATCACCATACTCCCACTCATGCCACTTCCCTTTAATATCTTGAAAACTAGCTGATATTTTATCAGTCTGATTATCCCAACGAACGTCGATAGCTTCAATAGGTATAGCTTTTCCTGTAGTCCCAGAGGTTTCTTCAGTACCGACAAACCCTAACCAACCAACATTTGATAAGTGGCTTCGATACCACAAGCCACCTTTCGCTTTAGGTATTCCTTGAGTGATTTGATTTGGTTTGGGAACACCAGGTTTAACCTCTCCCAATTTTTCACCAGTAATAGATTCAATGAAACCTTTAGCTAATTGATCTAACTCTTTATTAATAATACTCATATCTCTTGAGCTAGTAATAAACCCGATTTCAGTTAAACGATAGTTCAAACCTCTTTGAGCGGCTACGTTTAGATTTAAAAGATTACTTCGATAACTAATGCCGTTTGTGTTAGAAACTCCGCCCCAAAGTCCAACAACACGTTTGATTAAATTTGCCATACTTAAATCAGTATTATCAGCCTTAAAACTTGAACTAACTATTACATGTCCACCAGTAGCTGAAGAACCAGCTGCATCTTCATGATACTCACTTATAGTCGTGTAATAACTTGGACTTATTGAATACATCCCCCATCCGTTTGCTGTTTCTTGGAACATATCCCGATTTCCCGTTGTATCAAAAAAGACGAATGAGTCTTTCGACTTATCCGCCCATTTCTTCATAAAAGGATGTAATTTTTTTCTATTAAAATCACGTTCATTAGTTCCATTACCAACTGCACCAGGATCACCTGCTCCATGGCCATAAATAATTAAATGATTAGCCATAAATTACTCACCACTTTCTTTATCTTCATGTTGTGTATCTTGATAACCTAACCCTTCATCGATTAGATTATTAGCTTTTCTTTCGTTGTTTAATGCTACTCCATTTGATTTTAAATCATAGAATCCACTCGCTGACATACCAGCTAAACCGCCAGCCCACGCATAGACTATTACTTCTGTAGGTAAAAAACTTAATGCATAACCTGCACCGATAAGAACACCCACTAATACATTCAAAAATGGCAACCACTTATTATTGATTGGTGTCGCTTTAATCATTTTAGTTACCCCATAAACTATTGCTCCGATAATTGATGCTGCTGTTAAAATTGCTTCCATTTTAAATTCCTTCTTTCATTTTTTGTTTGGTAAAGATTTTATCGTTCACCTTCAATTTTGTCTAAGCGCCTATGAGCTTGTTTTGTAGACTCTTCATTTTTTATAAGCCTATCTCTGTTCTCACGGCTCTCTTCCCTAATTGATTTCATTTCTGATTTAATTTCATTTACACCGTTGCCTATATTTTCAAGCTTTACTAAAGTGCTTGTAGAAGTTGCTACTTCTTCTTTGTCATCTGATTTTTGGTTTCTTCTAAAACTTGCTAAACCAAAATAAATACTGGAGCATATAGAAATTATTGTTACTAGTACCATTAATTCAATTTTCACCCATAGTTACCACCTTTTCTATTTTTTAACAAAACAAAAAGCCTAGCATTTGCTAGACTTCGACTTCTAAATCTTTTAACAATTCAGTTACTTGAACTTTTAAAGAAGCTGGTACTTGTTCTAAAGTCTTTTTACCTTTAACGATTAGCGTTGCGTAAACGACAGCCATGACACTCACATCCTTTCTAAATAAAAATAAAGCTATCTTATTCTTGAATTTCTGAATCCAAGGCAGCTTGAACCTCTTCTCTGATTTTTTCTGGAACATCATCAATTGTCTTCAATCCTTTTTGAATTAAACTTACATAAATTTGAATCATTTTCCCTTACATCCCCTTTTTTTAAACTAAGTTTTCAAGCATTTCAAATACGTCGGCCAACGCCATTTGAGTATTAGTGATATCTTCAGTTTGTTTCTCAATATCTTTTTCTTGTTTTTCAATTTTCTCTTTTAACAGTTTATTTTCTTCTTTAAGTAACTCAATTTCAGAAGGTTCTTTTTCGAAATCTAAATCATCTAAATTAGTAGTCCAACCAAAAGGAACCTCTTCTCCCTGGTTGATAATTTTTTGAAGTAATTCATTATTTTCTTTTTTGTAAATTGATACTAATGCCATGAAATTTTCCTCCTATCTTTAAATACTTTCAAACATTGTGCTGACATTTATCCAAGAACCTACTTTACATTCTGCGTAATCTGAACCAGTTCGATGTCTAGACATCGTTATTTCGCCGTTCGTTTTTACAGATAACATATATATATTAGCTGCAGAAGCTTGACATAAATCGTTTTTTTCTACTTTCGGCCAACATTCTTTTGGAAGAACTCCAATAACTGCAGTCGCACTATTAGCAACCGCAACATCATTTGTACATGAACCAGAAATGTTAACAGCTTTACCCACTTTTGTTATAGAAACACCTTGTGCAGAATTATAGTCCTTAAAACCCGTTTGATACGTTATCTTATGGGTGGATGGTTCAAATTCTTTAAAATTTGCATCAATCTCTTCTGCTGCATTCTGCATTCCACGATATATTTTTTTCATCTCTATTCTCCTATCTGACAATAATTTCTATTGATCTATTTCTATCAATAATTAGATACTTATTTGTATCGACTAAAATAGCAGCTTGATTATTCATGTGATAATCAGCTGCTACCTCTAAAACTCTTTGTCCATTCACAATTGTATTACTTAAAATTGGTACGTTAACAGGTACGGTTCCGCCAAATTTTGTATCATTACCAAAACCTGTAGATTCAATCCCTAACGAATCAGTTGAAAATAAAATAGTATCTACAATCTTTGTAGTGGGAATCATTAAACGACCTAACGTTGTGATTTTAACTATATTAGATTTAGGACTTTCATCTGTACCATCTGACTCAGTAACAGAAAACACATAACTTGTTGCTGGTTCTAACTCAACAACTGTTGTAACTGTATTACTTAGTGTTTCAATGACTGCATCACCTTTATATACTTTGTAGGCCATGAAAGGTTACACTCCTTTCTTCCACTCCAATTTAACCGATGTGGCTGTCACGTTACTTGCAACTAAATTAGTTGGTGTTTTAACGATTGGCGTAACTGTTACAGAACAAGTTGCAAATTTTCCATTTGAACTTGTGGCTTTAATATCCGATGTACCAGTTTTAAGTCCTGTAATTAATCCAGCACTAGTAACGGTTGCTACTAAAGGATTACTTGATGTCCAAGTTAATGTTTTATCTGTTGCGTTACTAGGTGCTACAGTAGCTGTTAATTGGAACGTAGAACCTTTAGCAATTGATTGTGATACACTGTTTAGCGTAATTGATTCAACAGGAATTGCTCCTGTCGTAAATTCAACAGTATTAGATTTAGCTGACTCATCTTCTCCATCAGTTTCTGTCACATGGAATGTGTATTTAGTATTAGGTTTTAAATCTGTTATTGTTGCTGTTAATTCTGTTACTGTTTTTAAATAAGTGTTATTCTCATAAATTTTGTAACTAATTGCCACTCCTATTCTCCTCTCTTCCAAGTTAGTTTAATTGTTGTATCATCAATACTTGTTACTTCTAATTCTCTTGGAACTCTTACAGCTGATACTGGTTCTTCACCTGGATAATTACCACTTTTTATCTGAGCTCCTGTAACAGTAAAACAAAGCACATCTGTGCCACTAATTAGTAGTAATGTATCTTCTTTAGGAATAGCTACTTCCCCTTTTAATGCATAGAATAAAGGCATCTCAACAAATATTTTTTTTCTATCATAACTTAACTGTGTTGGAACATTGAAGATTGTTTCTCCACCAAAAATAGGTGTAGTGTCAAATCCATTCGTTTCAGTACCCAAAGCATTTTTATATGAAGTGACTTTTACATCAGGCTGATATTCTGAATGGTGTTCAATAACAAATTTGAAGCCACTTGGCACTTGTTTAAATACAAAGCTATCAGCAAAATCTAAACGTCTTTTTAATGTTGGAAAAGACATTCCAGTAACAAACGATTCTCTTGAATCAATTACCTCTGATATGTCAGTATTTCCAGCTATTTGTTTATCAAACCTTTGTTCCAACTCTTCTTGTAAAAATTGAGTTTCTTCTGATAGTTCCTTAGCTTCAGTAGAAACAACTGAAGCTATTTCCATGCCTTGATATAAAGCTTCTCTCACATCAATACCACGCATTTTATACTTGATAGAATCACTTCTAATTAAAACTCGTTTATCCACTCTAGATAAATCATAGTCATCAGGAAAATGATTAGGCGTTGGATCACGATATATAACATTGTTACTCAAAAGCTATCATCTCCTTTCCTCAAGTGCTTTAATTCTTTTTTCTTGATTTTCTTGAATTGAAATAAGATTAGAATTGATTAATTGTTGTTCTTGATTGCTTCTCTTTAGTTTTTCAACATCTAACATTATTGAATTAATTACCTCTTTATCAGTAATAGAAGCACTAATTCCATCTAATTTCTCATTAATATTAGTAACAGCAGTATTAAACTCTTCTTTGCTTGAAGCTACACTATCACCAAGATTAATAACTTCTTGTTTCGTTTCTTCAATAACTTTCTCAGCTTCAGTTACTTGTTCTTTAACTTTTACGATTTCTTTTGATTGCTTCTCCATATCAGCTTTAATTTCTAAAAGACGTTTTCTGTCTTTTTTTAATTGTGCTTGATACTTACTTAATGTCATCTGTACATCTCCAAAATCTAAATCCGATTCTTCAGGAGCATTAATATTAAAGTTAACCCCTACAATTCTTAATTCTTCGTCAATCGCCATCGGGGGATTAAAAACATGATGAATGTTACCTTCTTGATAAGTTTCGATATCTAAACCAATCAATGATAGGTCCAACGCTTTGATTTTAAACACACCAGAAGCAACAATAGGATTCGAAATATCTTTTTTAGCTTGACTAAGTAACCTATCAGCTTTTGTAATATCATCGTAATTGACCGCTTTTCCTTGTATGCCAAATAAATTAATATACTCTTGTGTAGCATCTAAATACTCAATACCATTATTCACACTAGCAATTGTCAATCTCGGCTGGGAAGCATCATTCTGATTTTCTTCTGTAGCTTCTTGCCTTTCTCCTCTAGGAAAAATACGTGTCATGACTTCCGCTGGATTGATTTCTTTTGACATTGACATAAGATTTTTTGTTAATTCGATATCTGTTGTTGATTTCTTACCAATTTTTTTAAGCCAGTCAATATACTTCACACCATTTTCAACGCGTATTTGAATTTCGCCACCTAACGCATCACGATCAAGTAGTTTCTCTTGAATCGTTTCCCAAGTAGTAGACGAATCATCCATATAGTAAAACGTATCAGGTAGCTTATTTTCAACATCTATTTTCCCAACAGTGAATTGTTTGTACTTTTCTACTTGTTTGTTGTGAACGCTGATAATATGCTCAAGTATCAATCTTGAAGTCCCTTTTATTTTCTTAAAACTTTGAATGCTATCTTGAAGAAATCCCTCTTGTGACTCACATAAATAAGTAAAAGCAAATGTTTCATCTTCTGAAAATTCTTCGATAGGCTCTAAAACTCTACCTTCAAACACTTTTTTATTGTTCAACGTATCAGTTACATCAATTAAAGAAATTAAAGGTTTAATTAAACCGAACCCTGGATTATTAGGATAAATAGTAAAAGTGAAAGAATGAATCGCGTTAATACCACGTTTCAAACTATTACTTTCTACTTTGATATCGTTTAATAGAGGCGAATGTATCATGATTGGCTCTGAATTTGGTGTTTCTCTTAATTCAACTAAATACATTAAATAACCTCCTTATACCAAAAGAATTCGATTGTTCCGTTACCCTTGATAAGCATTTTATTCTCACCTTTTTTGATGTTAAACTTCTTCGTTTCTGTTGTTCCTTGTATAATTTCATACACCGTATTCTCTATCTGAATAGTCATGTTAGAGCTTGCTATGATTTTCGGATAACAAGAAGTTGCTCCAACGTTAAACATAGTGACTTGTTGTTGACCTCTGATGTCATACTTAGTAATCTGAGCGATATCTAATTCAAAATTAAAGATATCCCAAATATCGTTGCCTTCTGCCTCGTTTGAAATCTTAAATGAGTAAGCATCGAACGTCACAGTCATTAAACCTTTTCCGTTTCTTTCTTCGAAATCTGGTTCATCGACTACCTCAGCTAAGAAATGATATCCAGGAATAGCATCGTCAAACAAAGGAACTCGTTCATCCACTGGGACAAACGAGTTCAAAGCTTTTATTTTTAAGGTGTTCATATCAACTTTGTTATGCGTTTTTTTATCAAAAACGTTAAACGTATATGATAATTCGCGACTTTCATATTCTTGATCACCGTACAATTTTGAGAAATCAAGGTCAATATTAGAAAAGGGAACGCGTTTCTTATGCTTTATCTTCTTAGGATTGCCAATTTTTTTCTCAACAATTGTTAAACCTAAGTCGTTAAAACTATGTATATTATCAAACGAAATTCCATAATACATTAATTCAGCACTCCCCTTTCTTCTAATCTTCCTCTTCTTGCTAATTCATTATCGGTGTGTGGTGCTGTTTGACGACTCACACGCTTACCGTCCATATTAACTACAACAGTACCGTTTCCAACGCCTGCAGCAATTTGACGTAATAAAGAAATGATTTCAGATAAATCAGTATTTGAACTATCTGAATTGCTACCACCTAACACATTAATCGTTAATGTTCCTAACTGTTCTGCGACTGAATCAAATAGATTGTCTAAAGAGAAACTCTTAACACTATTTAACTTGTCACTCATGTTTGTCATCAAGTTACTAGCAACATTAGGAATATTCGAAATAAACTCCATTCCACTCATTCCCATGTATTTCAATGACTGCATGATAAGTTCCATTGCGCGCTTAGGTTTTGTTAACGGGATAACCATTTCTGCTTTATTTCCTTCTCCAGCTCGATATAAACCGTCTTTAGTGATTAAACCGCCGTTTTCATAGCCAACACCACGATAAGCAGCTGTTAAACTACCGTAGCGACTTACAGCATAACGAATAGAAGCAAGCATATTGGATAATGGATCATAGATATCTTTATTGAATGGCGCCCTAGCGTGAGCTCTAAAGGTTGAACCAATCACTTGGAGCAGTCCTTTTGAAGGGTCTCCATTAATAGCATTGATATCCCAATTATTGATAGCTCTAGGATTACCACCCGATTCAGTACGCATTTGATTCATCATTGCGTTTAAGTTGGAAGCTGAATATTGCCCTTCCATTTTTAACGCTTTAATAGCTAGACTTCTCCAACGTTCAACGCCACTCATACCGCCAGTGTCTCCACTACCAGTAAAGATATCACCTGAACCCATAGCACCGTTTAAATGTATATGGTCGAAGTGGTCATTGTCTGGCCAGTTTACCCACGAACCAGATGAACCAGTTCCGGATAACCCCAATCGGTCTCGGACTTTACCAAGCGTGATAACATATCCGATTTGTTTAGGGAATTTGTTAAAGGCGTAATCTGCAATTGTTTTATACCTAGAATCGCCAATAACTCCTGGATAAGCTAAATCTAGTGCTTGATGTTTACCATGATAATACGGGTCGCCTGGACGATAACCAGAAGTAACAGTTAAACCAGGGAATTTGCCCATTAATTTTTGAGCCACATCAACAAGATATTGATAAACGTTATTAGCGTTCATTGCACCATCAAACGTTCCATGACTAAAGAATTTGTCCATTTCAGACTTAACTAAGCCAAACGCTTCACCAGTCATTAACTTAGTTGCTGATTTACTCATATTTAACCAAGGTTCTTTGACTCCATCAAAATTAACACGCTTATCAATAAAGTTCCTAAATGCATCTGGACCGTCTAATAAATCAACGATATCAAAATCTCCGATTCCATCTTTATAAGCAGGTAAACCGTTCATTTTCGCAACAGTTCGACCACTCATAACTTTAGTCCCTTTAGGTAAGTTAGCTATCAAATTCTTGATACGTGGGAATAAACCGACACGTCCGTCAGGTGTTTGATAAGCTTCTTGCCAGTTTAAATCTCTAGCATCATTTACTAGAGCTGGACCGTTAAACGGATGTCCATCTGTTCCTTTGGCATAAGCAGGAATCTTCCAGGAAGGAAGTTTTCTATCTGAGCCGACTTCGCTTAAAACAAAATTAACGCCAGTTAGCAATCCGTTGATACCTTTGCTAATTCCGTTTAACATTTCTCCGTTTATATTTCTGATAGCTGTTTGAATAACTCCTTGTCCATTTTTGATACCTGTTGCTAAAGAATTCATCAAACTTAATCCTGCGTTACGCATATTAGTTTGATGCTTATTAACATTCGCTACCATCAATTGACCAATACTAAATGCACGACCTTGAGCTAATACAAATAAACTGCTAAAACCATTTATTACGTTTTGTAATAAAGATTTACCAGTTTGAGACATTTGAGGAAAATATTTAGATAAGACTGTGTTAAGCATTGTCATTAAGTCGTTACCAGATTGGTTCATTTCAATGGCTGTTGAATCAATACCATCTGATACTGCAGAACCTAACTCACTACCAACGTTAAACACATCAGGGATATCATTTGAGAGAACATCAGTAAACTGCGTTCCTAAATTCATGTCCGTTTGAACGTCAGGAGTTTGAGTTTGATTATTAATAATTGGCTCAGCAACATTAACAACTGTTTGAGCTGTTTCAAATGTTTTAGAAACAACACTTCCCATATTTTGCACAGCATTTTTAACAGTTCCAGCTTTATCTGAAATACCTTTAGCAACACCAATTGGAATCCATTGAGATATTTTAGCCATTACTCGTGAAGGAGAATGAATATCAAGTTTCTCTTTGAACCAACCTTTGATACCGTCTGTGACTTTACCAACGGCATCTTTAACAGCGTTTATTTTATCGGTGATACCTTTTACAAGGCCGTCCATAATGTTTTTAGCTATCTCTGTTAAATCAATAGAGCTTACTGTATCAACAATATTATCTTTTATTTCAATGAATTTATTAACGACACTATCTTTTAACTCAATAATTTTATTAATAAATCCGTCTTTTAGATCAATTACTTTCTGAACTACTGAATCTTTCAATTCAATAATTTTTTGAGGTACCTCAGTTACTAGCCAAACGAACATAGAAACCACATCAGCTACTAATTCGTTAATTTTTTGAATAACTAAGTTTTTCATATTAACAAAGCCATTAACAATAGTATTTACAAGTGATAAAACTAGCTCAGCTAATGTTGTAATAGCTTTATTCCATGATTCAACTATCCAATTCCAAATAGTTGTAAATATTTCGACTACCTTGTTTTTAATACCTGTTACAGCAGTAACGATAATACTCGTTAGAAATTGGAAATAACCTATAGCAAAAGTAATAATACCTTGCCAGATACCAACAATGGCATTAGATAAATTTTGCAAGATGGCAATTAAATCTGTTTTTAATCCTTCAAAATCACCAGTGATTAAATCAATAAGCAATAATATAGGTCCCATTACAACATTTTTTATCAGAATAAAAGCATTTTTGAATATACTTACAAGCCCAGTAAACATCGTTTTAACGCCTTCAATTGCTCCTGAGAAATGTTCTAATATAAAACTAGTAACAGCGGTAAAAGCAATCACTACACTATTCTTTATAGATTTACCTAAACTAGTGAAAAATCCAGTAATACCATTCCATGCATCTTTTATCCCTTGGATAGCGCTGATAAAGATATTAGCGATTCCTACCCAAAGATTATTAAACCAATCTTTTAAACTTTGCCATTTAGCTTTGACATTATTAATATGACCTGTAACACCATCAGAAATTGATTTCCATAAGTCTGTAAAGAAAGAGCTAACTCCTTCCCAAGCCTTTTTAACACTCTCTGATGCTTTAGAAAATACGTCAACAATACCATTCCAGATGTTTATTACTGCGTTTCTGAAACCTTCGTTTGTTTTCCAAAGGTACATTATACCCGCTACAAGCCCGATGATTGCGGTAACAATTAAACCTATTGGATTAGCATTCATTACAGCATTTAGAACTCCTTGAGCAGCTGCAGCACCTTTTAGTACCGCTTGGTATGCCAACATTGCGCCACGAGCAATAGCCATAACACCTTGATAAGTTTTGTAAGCAACTATTAAAGCTAGAACTACTTTTGTAACATTTCTAACAACACTTTCATTTTTCTTCATCCAATCAGAAAAATCATGTAACGCAGGAATTATCGTGTTTTGGATTATATCTCCTAATTTTGTAAAAGCATTAGTTGCTTCATTTGATATTGCTACAAAAATAGAAGTTCCACTTGATAATGTATCTCCTGCAAAAATTCCAAATAAAGTTTGGAAAATGTCAATTATTCCACCAATAACACCAGAAATAACATCTTTAGCAGTTTGGAAATTTTTCTTAGAATTTTCAAGCCATGCAGTAATAGCTTTACCTAATCTAAGAATATTCATAGTCCCTTTTTCGCCGAAAGTACCGCCTAAGTAATCATCCATTTCACTAAGTGTGTTAATAGAACCTGTAGCCACTTTAGCGACTGCTTTAATACCTGTAATAAAATCGCCTATTACAAATAAAGTATTTTTGAGACCGTTAATAAATCCGTCGGCTGCATCTTTAGGGAACATCTTATAAAGTTGTTCTCTTAATGCATCCATAGGTTGACTAAACTTAGTAAAATCCTGAGTAAACAACGAATTAAAGAAAGCAAATACTACTTTTCCAGTTGCTTTGATAGCTGGTATTAAATCCGTAAAAGGTTTAGCAAGTTTAGAAACACGTTCCCAAACTTTAAATAATTTTTCTAAGTTAGCGATAATCGAAGCGAAAGCTTTATTAATAATCACTTTTCCATTATCGATATGCTTAGCAATCGTAGCACCAGTGTACTTTTGAGATAATCTATCAAGTTCCATGATGACGTTTCCTACACCTTTACCAATAGCGTTTCTCAAGTTACCAAATGAGGTAGCAATACCTTCACTGTTGATTTTAGCTAAATCAGCTAACTCCCCTGTTCCAGTACCCAACTCAATAATTTTCTCTTGGAACTGGTCAAACGTCACTTCGCCATCTTGCATTGCTTTTTGAAGGTCAATCATGGCACTATTCCCCACGTAACCTAAAGCATTAGCTACTTTACTTAATGAAACTGGCATTGTTTCCATCAACGTCTGCCATGAGTCACCTTCAACTTTTCCAGTAGCAAGCATTTTAATGTATTGATCCATACCACGAGCAGCTTCATCTGTTGTGGCACCACTTGCTAAGAAAGCATTGTTTAAACCAATTGTCGCATTAGTTGCTAAATCAATGTTTCCAGAAACTGAAATCATACGTTGGTTAATACCAACAATGTCATCTAGTTTCGTAGGTAAACCATCAATACCAGCACTTAATGCATCAATTGACTTCTTAGATTGGTCAGCACCAAAACCTAAAGCTTGCATTACCTTTGGATATTTGGTCATGGTGTCAAAACGAGAAATCGCGCTATCTAATGAGCTAGTAATAGCACCAATAATCTTGGTACCAGCTTTTAATAGTAAGAAAGCACCTGATATTTTACCGATTGAAATAGAAGCTTTTTCACTTGCTCCGTCTAACTCTTTAATTTTGTTCTTAGAGTTATCAATCGCTTCTTTAGCGCTATCCTTAACGCGATTAAAACTATTGCTAAAGAATGACTTAACCTTGCTTCCTGTTGCTCTGGCACTTTCTGACATACTAACAAACTTGTCTTTTACATTTGTAGCCATTTCAGAAGCTGACTTTGGAATATCTTTAATTTTTTGAACAAAATTTGTTTTAAGATTACTAGCAGACTGTCTTGTTCTGCTTGGTAATTCGTTGATGAATCTAGCTGTTTTACTCATGGCACTTGAAGCGCCTAGGGTCATACTGTTAAATCCTGTTACAAATAAATCCTTTGTTCTATTTGAAGCGTTTCTTGCATGATTAGGAATATTATTTATTCCAGATTTAACTTTTTCCAACTGTGAGATTGCTAAATCTTTAGCTTGGCCAAAACCAGAAGCAAAGAAACCTGTAACTTTTTGGCCCATCGTCCTTGCTGCATTAGGTATTGATTGAATCACTTCAACAGGCTTTTTAACAGCTGAAATAATAGCAGAGCCAATATTTTTAGCCATTCCGACAACTGAGTCTTTTAATTCGATAAAGGACCTCTTAAATTCACCAGTTGAATACTTAACCGATTCAATAAGATTTTTATTGTAGTCATCATTAGATGCTTTCATTTCTTCAAAGGTTTGTTTAGTGTCCTCTGAAAGAGTTTTATTAACATCTTTGATGCCGTCACCAGTCTTTTTATAGTTATTGATCGTATTCTTTGATTGAGAATCTAAAGATTTACTAATAGAACCAATGGTTTTAGTTACTGATTCAACTGTTTTCTTTGTTTCAGCAAAAGTATCAATCATGCTTTTAGTTGATTTATTAGCCTTTTTGCCTAAATCCTCAGACTTTTCAATCGTAAAACTAATCGTTTCTCCAAACTTTTTCATGATGTCATCAACTTTACCGACACCGTTAAATAAGTTCTTAAAAACCTTCATTGCTGCACTGTCATCAGCTGTAATTTCTATACCTGCTGAACCAACTTTTTTATCTACCAAGCAAGTCACCTCCTTTTTAAATATTGAGTGTTATTAACCACCTTGTTTGATACTATTAGTTTGAAAGGTGGTGAGAAAATGGATTTTTTAACAAGTGAAAATGCAATTAATTTATTTAAATTTATCGGTAAAGTAATTGCAGCGATAGGAATATTTACTATTGTTCAAGGAATTCTTTATCTAAAAATAGGTAAAGACTTTGAATCTATAACTGTAAAAAGATTTCCTGATGAAACTCAAATAAGCGATATTTATAAAGAAGGCTTCGATGTACTCCGAGACATAGATTTAGACCCTGACAATAAAGGGACAGATCATAGATATACATTAATCGGACCTGAAGACAAAGAAATGACCAAAATTAAATTTTTAGAACTAGACCAAAAAGGTATGGACAGAGGTAAATTTATTTATAATGAGATAAATTTGGATGAATATGCAATAAAATCATTAAAACCTCAACAATACCTTTTAGTCAGAACTCCAACTGGGTCTAATATTCCGACAAATAAGATTTCTTTTAATATTGATTATCAACCTGGTGAATATGAATTTAGTAGCAATATGCGCTCTGGTTTAAACGATAAAGTAACTTTAGAAGTAAAAAGAACAATTATGAGTTTCTTGGCTAATTTGTAGAACGTTATTCCTTCACAGACCATAGACCAATTAATATCGAAGGAATAAGTATATAAAAGATTAATTTCCAAAATTCTAAATTTTTTATCAAATCCATTTACTATGTTCCTTTCATCAAAAACAGACATCACTGTCTGTTTTTTTATTTCTTCCACCATTCGCCTTGTACAAATCCATTAGACACACCTTTTTCTTTTTGTTCAGCCTGTTCTAATGCTTCTTTGTACGAAGGCAGTAACATATCAATCTTCTCTTCACTAAGCATAGTTGATACTACTTGAGTAACTGCTGTAGTAATATCTTGCTGTTTTTCTCTCCGTTGATTATAAAGAAGTTTTTGAGACTGCTTATACTTCCTTGTTAACCAGGACGGAGATTTTTCCAGCGTGTACTCTTCTGTGTAATTAAAAAACCACGAAACCGTCTCTACCTGTTCGACTAGTTTGGTGGCGTATTCGGAAATTGTACTACGGAACTGTTCGATCCAGTGTTTTCCGTTGTCGTTTCTGGTTGTTTTTTCGGTTTGAAGGTTCCTGTTACCTTCTGAATCGCTAAAAAAGCTTTATGAACGTTTGTATTAGCTAAGAATTCAGAAATGATAATAACAGTATCAAAGATATCCATTTGACCTGCTTCTTGTTCGGAGATACCAAGAATTACACCGATTAACTTAGTAATTGTTTCTTCAGTTAATTCTTCTAAAACAACCTCTACGATCCCCTCGATATCTCTACTATCAAAAGCGGTTACTTGATTGCCGTCAGCATCTAAAACAGGCTCATTTCCTGTATATTGAATAGGATTACCAGTTTCATCAAGAATTTTTTCATTCTTTTCATCCAACTTGAACATGCCTTTTGGATAAAATACTGGTTTCTTAACCGTTGAAGTCACTTTGCTGTAAATTCCTGTAAAATCACCAGTCATCATTTTAGCCAGTTTTAACACCTTACTTGTTGTTAGTTTAGGCATAGGAAAAGCACTGCCATCAGACAGTGCGATTACCTTTTTATTTTCTACCATTGAATTAATTTGATCAGTCATTATTGTTTCCTCCTAGATTTTATAATAAAGTTTGCTCTACTTCGATATAGACATTTTCGTCTTCTGGTAAATCATCTTGTGCAAAAGCCACAAAGCCAACTGGCAAAGTACGTTTTTCTTTATTGAACGTTGATTCAACTTCATCACCGTTTAATTTCACTTCATAATAAACAATCATTAATAAAGTGCCATCTTCACGTTGAGAAATAAGAGCTAATTGAACTGCTGGAACTGATTCAGGAGCACCATAAGAAATAGTTTTAGTACCTAATTCTTTAACTGGTAACACATCAGTATCAGCAGGATAGCCGCCTTCTTTGTTAATTGCTTTTTTCAAGCGAATAACATCGCCATCAACTGTACCAACTGCGATTGTTTCATCACCAATTTTAATGAAACGACTTTTCGCAAATTCTGTGCCATCAGCTACTTTAATCAATTTAGTACCGTTTGGAATAGCAGCAGTTGTTTTGCTTGCAGTTCCTAAAACAGCAGGAGTTTCAGAAATAGCCCCACCAACATTAACTAATTGACGATTTTCAATAGATGTTTCCATCAAAGTGGTTGAAATTGCGTTAGTCCAACTTGAAACAGATGTGTCGATTGGTGTTTTTGATTGATCGATTTCAACATCTTCTGTATCAAATCCACGTGACTGAGCAATACCGTCGTTTGTAGCTCCTAAATCACTCCAACCATCTTTAGCTTCAAATGATTCTAGATCCATTACATCGCTAATTTTTTTAGGACGATTTAAAGTATTTGAGTTCCACAATAAACGACCTGCTCCACCTTGAATATTCTTCTTATCATATTTATAAACATTATTTTTTTCTGCCATAATTATTTGACCTCCTCATAGTCCCATGAGCAACCATATTTTAGTGTTTGAAGCTCATCTTCTGTTAATTCAGCAATTTCTCCGTTTAGATACTGAATATCGTTTAGTTGTAAAACACCGATCATATTTGTTGGCGCGATTAACTTAACTTTTGTTTTTGTCTCTTCATTTGCTTTAACCTCTTTTGTTTCTTGAGGTTTCTTTTCAAACTGCTTTTTTTCTTTTGACATATTGACACTCCTAACTTTCAAAATAATTAATACTCATATAACACCATGCTTCTGGTATCTTGGTTTCCTCATCCATATCTGGATAAATAGGTGTTGTTAGTTTCATATCGAATACATTAATACCATCAATCCCAGCGTGATTACGTTGTAAATAGTTAGCGACATCGGTACAGACGTTAAGAGCGTTAATATCATTGTCGTCTCTAACTAACAGCTGGATAGTTGTTTTTCCAACTGATTTTACTTGTAAAGCTGGCTTTTCCACCGTTTTATCTAACTTGAAAGGCCTAATCGTTTTGATTTCCTCTTTGAATATTGGTTTTAAAAAACTTGCGATTGGTAATGTTGCATCTACGAAATCCATTTAAACACCTACTTTCCTAATATAGTTTTCCTTACTGCCATGCTTCCAACTTCAAGCATTCGTTTTTCATTAGCATCTAAAGAACGAGCCATAATGTTATAGCGTTTTTCTAAAGGTGCTGCATACCTCACATCTGAGCCAATTGTTAAAATAGTCTCGTTTGCTTTTTCGACTGTGTCATTAATTGGCGTTCCTTTTTGGATAATCCCGTTTTTACCAGGAATATTAGTTTCATAACCAATGCTGTTGACATAAGCTCCGGTATCGATATGATCATCTGATTGAGTGATTTCCTTTGCTCCATCAGCCCACGCGATACCCATTGCTTTTACTGCAGTTTCTCTTGCTAAAGGCATTTTACTATCAATTTCAGCAAAGAATTTTTGAGCTTGCTTATCAAATTTAAAAGAAGCTGATGCACGTTTTCCCATATCAAACAGCTCCTTTCAAGATAATTTTATAATGATGCAAGGAATCAAAGTCATTACGAGGGAGTATTTCCTCAGCTCTGAACTCGTCACTAGCTAATAGATTGCCTTTACCATCTTTGATATTTTTAATTCGCATATCATCATTAATCTCTTGATCAGCTGATAAAACAAGAGTTGATTCATACAAGCCTTTTGTATCATCTGTAACAATGACGTTTTTCAGCCGTTTTCTCATGAAACGACAAGGAATTAAAGGAACTTCTTTATCTTTAATGATAGGTCTGTCCCAGTCGTCTACCTCATCACCACTAGAAGGGATAACGAGGGTACACGTATGATTTAAAAAGTCATCGAATGCCATAAGACATCTTCCTTCTTTTTGCTCTTGTAGGTCCAGAAACACCAAAAAAAGCATGAGAACTTATCGGAACAAGTAACGATTCTAGAATTAAATCAAGCTCCGTATCTCCTGTATTAGTATCTAGCTTATCTAACGATTGGCTAGACAATGAATAAGAATAATCATCCATCGACTCAGATTGCAGTCCACTCATTTTTCTTTCAATAGCTTTTCTGTTTGAATCCATGAAAAAAAGATAGTCAACCATTTTAATAGTCGCTATCTTTAATTTCTTCTGAATCATTTCATCGCCTGTTTTAGAATAATCACAGTGAACTCTTGCTGTGATTTGAATATCAGCACGTTCGATATAACCTTGAATCTCAGTGTCTTTCAGTTCTTTAAATGACTCATCAGCTTTATATTTTGATGTGTCTCTAACATCTTGAATAGTTGCGAACATCGAATCCCTCCTATTCTTCTACTTTGACAATGAATCCTGAGTCTAATCTAGCTTGAATTGGTCCAGTGATTACATCAGGTAAAGGAATTTTATCTTCACTAGTAATCACGAAACGACCATCGTAAAACATGGTATCGGGTTTAGAAAGAGTATAAAGTTCTGGTTTCTCAACTTCGTCAGCTGTTTCAACTTCTTCTGTTTCGGTTAGCTCTCCTTGATTCTCATCAACAGTAACTGTTTCATCGTTTACGACTTCTTCTATAACTTCGTCAGCTGTTTCAACAGGTTTAGTTTCTTTCTTTTCCTCTTTTTTCTTAGCCAAGATAATCCCTCCTAAACTCTAGCTTTTGTAATATCAACAATAAGACGAGCGCGTTTTTCAAATGGTACATATCCAGCTGTTTTAGTAGAATATGAACCTTCCAATTGAGTTTTAGCACTACGTTCTGTTTCAGTAGAAAATGGTTTATAAGTGTACTCTTGTAAAGCAAAACCAGTATCAACGAACATGATTTTTCCATCAGGCATTTTTTTGTTGATAAATGGAGCTGATTTAATTACATTTGGCATATCACCATTTAAGATATTACCTAAGAATAATGGATTACCGGCTTGAGTAACATTTTTTAACCACAATTCAGCAGTTTTTAAGTTCATTACTACTCTATCGGGAGTAAATCCGTATTCGTCATTCATGTAATAAGTCGCATACCACATATCGACTGGATCAAGCTCGTTCACTTTTGAAACTCCGATAACTTCTGGAGCATCCCAACCATCATCAAAGTAACCATTACTTAATGTTTCAATAGCTAAACGCTCATCAGTAATTCCCATACGTTGACCACGACGCTTTAAGAAAGCGGCTAACATATCAATTTTCATTGATTTAGCTTCATCAGTGATTTCTACACCACCACCACGTTTGTAGACACGGATTGAACGTTTATCTTGAAGTCCAATTGTTGTAACTGGAATTGGAGCACCTTGAGCAACAAGATTGAAATCTAAGTTGCTATCTTTGTCATCGTCAGAATCTTCATAGTAGTAAAATTCTTGAGTTTGTTGCTCCATTGGCACGTTACCCATAATTAACTCACTTGCACGACCAGATTTCTCATAACCATTACGAACGTAATCTTCTGTAATGATTGGGAATAAAGGCTTAGTGTTTGTATTTGTAAACATTTGTTCAACGCTACGAGTCCAAATGTTTGGGTCAAGTGCTCGTTTTGCATCGTCCCATGTTAAACCTTCTTTTTCGAAAACACCGCGTAATAACGCTGATGAATTCTTTTCTAGTAAAGAACTACCTTGAGCAGCAAAACGTTCTTCTTTAGCAACTTTTGCCATTTCTTGACGTAACTCAGCACCTGAAGCAGGTAACTCAATTTGTTTTCCATCTTTTAAAGCTTTTCTAAATAAACCCATTAAATAAGCACCTCCGCTTGATTTTTAGCAGCATTAACTTTTAATACTACGATGTGTGATACATCAGTCGCGTCCTTTTTAAACTTACCATCAGCACCAACAACTAATTTGTCACCAACAGCTACACCGTCAGCCACATTTAAAAGAACGTTACGACTAAAGCCAGTTACGAAAGCACTAATCGGAACGTTCTTCTCTTTTTCTTGAACTTTCGCAAATAGTTGAGGCACTTCTCCATCAGTTGCTTTTCTAACTCCATAATCTCCAACAGTTGGATCTAAAATTAATCCATCACCAAAATTAACTGGCTCCTTACAAAATACGGTTAATGATAAACCGTACGAATCTGGTAAAATACCACCTTTAGGCCATCTTAAACTCATTTATATCTCCCCTTTCTTAATCCAAGACAACAACGTCATCGTTGCTATCATCATCATTACCACCTAATTGACGACCTGGTTTGAATTTGTCGCCTTTCATTTTGCGGTAACTTTCAATTTCTGCTTTGATATATTCAATATCGCCAGAACGTTCTAACAAGGCTTTGTAGCTCTCAGCATTGAAAGTATCACCTTGAACAGCTACACGCTCTTTTACAGCTTCTTCCACTAAATCTTCTACATATTTACGACCATGTTTAGCCTCAGTTTTAAGATTACGGATAGCTTCAACAGTTGCTAAATCTTCCCCTAGCTCATTTCTGATAGCTGTATCTTCTTGAGAACGTAAAGAATGACCTCCATCAGTTAAAGCTGCTCTTACTGCACTACGCTCAATAGAACCATCCTTTAAACCTTTTTTTAATTCTTCAATAACATTCACGTTATCACTACCTCTCTTTGATTTTTTTGTATTTAAAAAGGCATCAGAATCACGTTCAAAACGCGTCTGATACCTTTCTTCAAACATATTAATTTGTTTTTCTTTTAAAGAACCGTCTGAAATTTCAGAACGGACCTTTTCGATGTATGCATCAGGACAAGCGCCCTTATACACTGTGGAAACCTCACGAAGTCTTGCATCAACTATCCAAAAGAATACTCGATTTCCATCTTCGTCAGTATCACCTGGAAAATATGGTGTATCCCACAGATCTTTACCATCAGCCGAACACTTATACCACATATCTGGACCACCAAATCCCACGCTCATGTCACGTAGAACTCCTGTTTCGATAGCTCTGATTGTGTCATCTGTACTTACACCGTTGATTGTTACACCTCTTGGAATGTACCAACGACCACGAACTGACGTTATACCGTCTTTTTCTATGATTTCAGCATCAAAAGAACGACCGTAAGGGTTTCTATCAGTATTGTGACCTTCCATTAAAGCAGTACCAAGAATTAAATCATCAGCAAAGTTTCTTAATGTTGTTGTCGGGTCCATTCGTGTGTCATAGCTGTCCAATGCATCAGATGAACAAATGCCTTCGTAGACAAATACATCTTCTCTAGCAAGAGGTTTAAGCGTATGACGATTGATTAATTCTAAATCTTTGTCGCTAAAATCTGCATTGCTAGATGTAATTCTAATTGGTGCCATCACGTTAGAAACTATCATTTATTTATCACCACCTTTCAATTATTGTATTTATTTACGGCTATTAGATTTGATATTTTTAGGCTTTGGTATTTTTTTCTCATTCCCTTTTGGTTGATAGCCTTTTAGGAATGGTGGATTTGCTTCTTTTTTTATAGGTTTTCTATGCCAATCTCTACCATCATATGTTGGTGGTAACGGAACATCAGCAGCTTTAACTTTAGATTGAATTCCTCTATCTTCATTATCTTTTGAAACATTCCCGTTAATAACCTTGATAATTTCATCCGATTCAACACCTAGCAAACTTTGTCTATATGCAAATTTGTACTTACATAACTTATTTAACAAACTTGCAACTATTGCAAGGCTTGTTATACCTGTGATACATAAAATAATTAATTGTCCCATGTTATCCATCCTTAACTTTCAGTTTGGCTTTTTATTCATCCACCTCAGCGAACAACGTCTTATACCAACAACGGCAACTAATCACGTTATCAGCAGAAGCCCCATTTTCGCTATCTCGCGGAAACATTAATTTTTCACCATTTACAATAAAGAAATCCATAAACCCAACACGTTGACCATTAGCATCTTTATGCCATTGTCTCGTACGGTCTTGATGAGCTGAACGCCACTCTTTACCAATGACAATACCTAAATCATATAGTTGCAAATCAGAAGCAAACTGACCAGTTGAACCAGCTGAAAGAAGTTCAGTTCTTGCTATGGTCTCAGCTCTCCATTTATCAAACATGTAAGAACTTTCTAACTTTTTAGCAACGTCTTTAACGCTATAAGGTCCATCATTTAGCACCTCATTGATAACTTTCAACACTTCTTTTCTGTTGGTATCGACTATTTGAATAGCTGTATTCTCAGCACGCCAGTTAATCCATTCCATTAAACGCTCATCTGTTTGATTAAACTGAACATCTACGAATACATTCAACAGATTCACGTTTCCGATAACAGAAGTAACCTGAGTTAGCCACGATTCGACCACACCACGCCACAGCTCAACATCTTTATTCATTTCAAAAAAGACGTAAGTCATTAGCCAAAGCTCTAACTCGTCATCTGATTCTTCCTCTTCATCAGCACGAACATGCTTAATAGCTTGTTTTCGTTCTATTTTTGGAGGTTCTGGCGCTTTGTTTATGTTTTTAATGTAATTATCTAACTGCGCTTTTAATACACCTAAAAACTCATCATTTGCGATATCCATTGATGCATCTAATATCTGGTCAAATAACTGAAATATTTCTTCATCGCTTACTTGTTCTCCACGTTGCCCCCTTTTTCCCAAGAGGGCTTTACTGGGAAACTTTCGAATATAACGACCTGTTTCATCACCTTCTAAATCCTCATCGTCTTTAGGTTTAGCCTTAGACTGTAAAAAGGCTTGATAAGAACCTAAGGCATCTGACTGTTGCGGTTGTTTAGGCTCTCCAACAGCATCGTGACCAGTAATGACGTTCGATGCCTCATCATTATCAATCCAGCCTTGTTGAACTTTCATGATTTCATTGTTAATCTCAATTGCCTCAGCGTTAGCTTCTTGCGCTCTGTCTTTAGTTCTCACATCATTGAACGTGATTTTTACAGTGCTTTGGTTACCTTGGACACGTAAAGCAACAGTATAAGCTTTTTCAAGCAACCGCTTAGTAACATTTTGAATACTTTTTACACCAGCGATGTGTATTTCCCATTGGATGGAACCGTGCGTTTCAGTAGTTGACTCGTTCCGACCTAACAAAATAGGCAGCTGCTTCAATGAAGTAACTACCTGTTGATTAATGATTTCTATTAATGATTTACTATCCATTGATTTACCATTAGTACCACCAACAGTCTGAACTTTTGCAGAGTCATCATGAAGAAAGTCGTCATCTGCTTCTAGTTCTTCAAATTGACTAAAAACACCGTCCATATAGCTATCAACGAACTCTTGTACAGCCTCGTCCCCCTGATCCAATACATGTTGAGGTAAGTTTTTAAGTATCGCCTCAGCTGATACAGAGATATCAAAACGTGCATGTCCTTGATGATGAGCAACAGCTTTTAAATCCCTTAACACTTCTGTTTGGAATAAAATAGCTTCAATAGCTGGCAACATAGGGCTACGACCGTAAGGATCATCAACATCTGGGTCAATCGGAACATAAAACACTTGCTCCATGTTTAACCTGGTAAATGTTCCATCGATTTTTCTTTCAACTAAAACTAGTTCCTCTGTTTCTTTATCCATAATGAAGTCCAGTCGTGACGGTGAAATCACATGAAAATCTACTACATCATCAAGTGACTCGTTTAATTCAACCTCTAAAGCAACAGCTCCCTCAGTGTAACCAGTCAAATTAAGAACATTAATCAATTGATCAGTGCCGCCACTATATAACTTTCCTACTCGTTGAGCTAAATCAGAATTGATATACTCTTGCGCCGCTTCATCATTGTCTCCATTTTGGTCAAAGACCTCAACAGTATGACCTTGATTAGCTAAACGCAAGAAATTCCAGACTGCCATAGACGCATCCGGATTGATATCACGTAAATACTTCAAGGTCTCAAGAATATGTTTTTCTCTGTGAGGTGCTCGTCTTAAAGGCATGTCCTCATTGAGTAACCAACGTTTATAAAGTGGTGTTGTTTCTCTACCACCTTGCATTCTTGCCCTCTTAGCGTTCTTATGAACTGCTGTTTGAACACTTCTTAAATACTTTTTAGATTTATTTATCGCTCTTTTTCGTTTGTATCGTTGATAAAAGTTCAATCTTTCGACCTCCTTCCTCTTATTTTTGGCATTCTAGGTTTAAAGTCTTTAACTTCAAAAGGTTTACTCATTTTAACTAACGCTTGTGTCATAGCATCCACGTCGTCATCATGAGCACCATTTGGAAATGATTCTAGTTCATCTAATATCTCATCAGACCACTGTTTCCATAACGGATGTGGCAAATAAACGTTACCTGCTTCCCAAAAAGGAGAAACAGCATAAGCTCTTACTTCTTTACCACCATCTGGATTAACTGGAACCATTCCAGCTATTTTCTTTTGCAACATTTCAATAACTGCTGAACCATTGGCTTTATCCTCAACATATTTAGCATGAGCGTTAGGCCATCTTGTTGTCATAGACTGAATAGCTTTCATTGTTTCAACTATTCCCATACGTTCATGATGTCTATCTAATAAGTAATAATCAGCTGCTTTCTGCCCCCAAACATGACCAGCGACATAATCTGATGTTTCTTTGTTTTTAAAGGTACAATCCCAAGACTGGACTTGTCTGTCTAGGTCATCTGGTAAAATCACAACATCATCACTTAAACCTAGCTTAGTTCTCATTTCAATTGTTGGAACGTAAAACTTAGCCCATGAACGTCTAAAAATATCTCCTCCTGCAGGAGTCGGCCTCTGCTGATAAAGAGAAGCCCAACCACGAGAACCAGAAACAGCCTTTGTTTGTTTAGCCCATTCTTCATCTTTACCGATTTCAGGAGCCAACGACTCACCGATTTCACGACCTAATAAGTCTCCCTCTTCAGCAATAGCAGGTATCTTTATTTCAACCCACGGAAGATTACCTTCTTTAAGCAATCGACCTGCTAAATCGTCCTCATGCCACCTAGTCATAATGATAATGACTGAACCCGTAGCAGATAAACGAGAGTAAAACGTATCTTGCCACTCAGCGTATATCTTATCCCTAATCGTTTTACTATTCGCCTCAGCCCTATTTTTGATTGGATCATCAATAATCAGAAGTGAAGAACCACGACCAGTAGCACCACCAAGGATTGATGTACTGTACAACTGCCCTAGATGACCATCAATTCCCCATTCCGAAACACTAGCCGTATCAGAACTGATTTTTAAATCGAATAATGATTCACTGTAAGTTCTGAATTTCTCACGGTTTTTACGACCAAACTTTTTGTAAAGTTCTTCTGAATATGAAACAACCATTGCTAACTTTTCTGGATTCTTCATCAGATAGTATGCTGGGAATGTCTCAGTAATAAAAGTTGATTTCCCATGCTGTGGTGGCAATTCCACGATTAAAAATAATCTTTCACCATCTGCAATACGTTGCAAATAAGGTGCTATATACGTTTGGTGTCTTAACGGTGCATAGATACCACCGTGAGAATAAGAAAAGAAGTCAGCAAAATTACGTCTTGCTAACTCCTTTTTCGCTTCCTCTTTAATTTTATCCATATCAAGTTGAGTCGTTGCCATTGGCTAATCGCCTCAATTCGTCTTCTGTTAAGCCAGTAAAAGGATTAGATACTCCAATACTTCCAGAATGTTCTACTTTATCTAGAGCTTTAAAACCTCCACGATCAAGAATATCTTGGTAGATGCTCTTTTTAAGTGATTGTAGTTTCTCCCAATCTTTAGACGGAAGATAATCTCTATAAAGATGGTCTTTTCTTCGAGCTAACTTATGAATATTGTTAGTAAGTTCAAAAGCTTCATCGCTCAACCCGTTTAATTGTTGATTCAACTCTTGTTTTAGCTCTTTGTTTTCAGTTTTTCGACCGTCAATGTCTTTGTTTTTCTCATTCAAAACACTAATATCACGATTTAACAAGGTTAGTTCATCTTGTAGCTCCCAAATTTCTTCTTGGAGAACCTCGACTTCATCAACAACCTCATCGTGTCGTTGAATTTTAGTATCGGTTTCAATCGCAATGTTCAAAAGACTAACAAAACTACGCAAACCCTCGTCTTCCATGCGTTTACGTAGATTCTTCATTTCTTCAACAATTTTTTGTTTGATGTACGGATGTGACAGTAAGGTCGAACCCTGTTGTCGAGCTGATTTAGGAGAATAACCTGCATCAATAGCTGCCTTAGTAGCATTGAAAGTATTCAAATAGCTCAATACAAACACATCGTACTTCTTTTTCGTTGCTTTAGTTGGTTCTTTGATTTCCGACAATGCTACCACCTTCTTTCTTTTCAATACAAAAAAGACACATAACCCTTTGACAAGTTATGTGTCGAATAGCGCGATAGTCCTAGGTAACGATTTTCACGTCATCTTCCGTTTATCAGACGGATGTTTGAATTAAACTAACCCTCGACCGCCGTACGCTATTTCTGATAAATCTATTTTCTTGGGAGGATGAGGGAACCACCCCTCAACTATTGGTGGTGGTTGTATGGCAATATTATTTAAACGGTCGTTGATCGGATGTTAACTTACTGTTAAATGTTCCTTTTTTAGCTTTAACCCATTCTGCTTTAAAATAAATTCTGCATTCTTCAATGAAATCATCCATTATCTTTTCAAACTCATCATCTTTTTTTTCGCTTTTTTCAATAAATTCTAAAGTGTCATCATTCATTTGAGATTGTGCATATTCACTCAGAAATATTTCGATTTTTTCAACATAATTTAGCAAATTATCATTTTCTTTATTTTTACCAAATAATAATTTAAATTTGTATTTACTTTTAAAGAATACATTTAATGATTGTGTAGCTTTAAGCACCTCGTTGTTCATATAATCAAGCATAATATCCGCTTCTTCTTCTTTTCCTAATCCTCCATACAATAAACCTTGCGCTGAATATCCTCTGTAAAGAATATAAGCAGCATTAGTTTCTGATGCACTTGAACTAATACTTGATGCTA